AGATAGAATTACGGTCAACGCCTGCCGTGGTGATGACAACGAAAAGGGGTTGCTGGCGAGCTGCGCCAGAGCCTTCGGTTAATACGTCAAATAAATCCCGGTTGGGGTGTGCGTGAAGTTCATCTATTACTGCACCGTGTGTGTTGAAGCCGTGTTTGTTTTTAACATCGGCAGACAGGACACGATAAAAAGACCCTGTTTTAGGGTATATAATTCTCCTGACTGAATCCCTGACTTTTAATCTTTTACACAATGCCGGAGATTGGTTAACCATATCTCTGGCGATTCTGTAAACGATGCTTGCTTGCTCTTTGTCACAAGCAGCCCCGTACACCTCAGCACCTTTTTCGTTATCACCAGCTAAAAGATACAGCGTAATAGCTGCGGCATAAGGTGATTTACCGTTTTTTTTAGGGACTTCAATATACACGAGCCTGTATCGTCTGGTATTATCTTCCCGTAATGTTCCGAATACATCTCGTGTAATTTTCAGTTGCCACGGTAAATGTTTGAATCGCTTACCCGCCCACCTTCCGCTTGTAAGTTTGAGGTGTTCCATCCAGTTAACGGCATGATTAGCGCGGGCTATACTGAAATGATATTTAGTTCTGACAGCCGTAACCATTAATTCTCCCGGTTGCGGCTCAACAATTCCTCAAATTCATCCTCTTGTTTGGTGTCCATATCGGTATTGATCCGGGTCCTGCTTACCGGTGTCAGCCCGAATTCAGTAAGGAACTGCCGCATTTGCTCAAGCGCTTTATTTGACACGGATAAAAGCGGGTTTATTATGACGTTTCCGGCCTGCGTTTTTAAGAGATAAGCATTGATTGAGTCTTTGCTATTCTTGATTGCCTCGGCCTGAATCTCTTTTATTTTCAGTTCGCAGTCTACCCAACGACCATACGCCTGACAGTATGCCGCCAGGGCAGCCCGGTCAATCTTGGAGAAAATCCCCATGGCCTCGAGTTCCGGGACAATGCGTTTCCATTCAGATTTAGCATGGGAAGACAGGTGGGCCGGGCAGGTGGTTTTCAAAGACAACGGTTTCGGCTCTTTAAAGTTTATCCGGTCTTTATTCGGTTCCCCGTGGAGGATTTTCATAGCTGTTGGTCGTGATTTACGTCCCATTGATTAACTCCGCTTTGTTTCCGGTGAAATCTTCATAACGCTTGATTATTACGTCACAATACTCAGGAGATAATTCAGCCATAAAACATTTACGGCCTAATTTCTCACAAGCAATAATGCAAGTTCCAGAACCACCATAACAGTCGAGAACATTATCGCCTTTATAGTCTTGAAGGATGGCGACAAATAAACCGACTGGCTTTTGGGTTGGGTGTACTCGCTTCGTTAGTTCATCTTTACGATTGCCTTCCCTTCGAAGTCCTGACCACATATGATGATAGAGTCTTAATTTACCCTCAAATGATGTCCACGCCAATTCAACTTCTGAGAAATTTCCCGATACATCCTTATCCCACACTATCCATGCTTTACCATCAGGTAACTTCGAAGCAAAGTAATTAGCACCAAAGATGATTTGATTATCAGATAGCGTTAAAAGGAATGAGGGGTCAAAGGGTTTATCATCGCCAATAATAGGAGCGTATAAGTTGGCTTCACAAAGATTTGTGAAGCCAACTCTCCCCTTTTTTGTGGAGAGTTGTCTTTCAGGTGATGTTGACCCGAAAGGTTTGGATGCGCCGCTATCGGCGGTTCTTTTTTTTATTCCGCCATAGGGATACATATGACCGGCTTCACCACCACCGCCAACAATCCGGGATTGTTGGCCTCCTTTAACTTTTACAATATTAATTCCGTAAGGTGGATCGGTTAGAATTAAATCTGCCTTCTCTCCGCCCATCAATCTTTCAACGTCCGTGATAACAGTGGAGTCACCACATAAAAGGCGATGGTTGCCGAGCTTCCAGAGGTCTCCCTTCTTACAAATGGTCTCGACTTTCTCAGGAATAGCGTCATCATCGGTAAGTCCGGCCTTCGGTTTGAAGGTCTGCGTCATCAAGTCCTCTATCTCATCAGCAGAGAAGCCGGTCACGTTCATATCCAGGTCGCCGGTGTCAAGTTCGGTTAGTAAATCCTTAAGGACTGGCAAGTCCCACTCAGAGATTAAGGCAGACTGATTGTCCATTAGCCCATAGGCTTTCTGGGTAGTCTCATCGTCATTGACATAAACGACTGCTATCTTAGACCAGCCCAGCTGCCGCTAAATATAGACCATTCCCTGCCTCTATGGTGTCATTCTGGGCATTTACTACAATGGGTTTGCGCTGTCCGTAAGTCTCCAGTGACAACTTGATAGTATCCAGGTTCCGGACCGGATGTTTCCGGGCGTTGCGCTTGTCCGGCTTGATTGACTTGATATCTGTTAAAAGAGGTTTGAGACTTTCTGGTATTTTTTCTTTAACGGTCATTTATACAGTTCCTGGATTTCCATTAAGTCATAGCTTGATATATCCGGTACATCTTCCGATTTGATTTTGAAATATTTGTATTCGAGTTTGAGTTTCTTCGCTAATTCAATCTCGTTTAACGTCCCTTTACTCACCCCATCATGGATAATCAGGACGCAATTTGAACTTTGCAGAGCCTCAAGAGATCGATAGTGATATTTACCCTGTGCGTGTTTCTTTTGATTCAAGAAGTGCAACTCTATGGGGATAGAAAATTCCTTTGCTTTATCTATTGCCAGCCTGCATACACCATCGGCATCCCCGGCGGTTACGATCATGTCGGGCTTAATCAGGGGTATTTGCTCATCCAGGATATTTTCAGCTTCCTGGTTATCATAGAATGATCGAGTGCCAAAGATGCAGAGTTTAATCATTCTGGCTCCTGTGTGGTTTAAAGCCGGGCTTTCCCCGTGGTTGATTTTTCCAGTATCCTAATTTACTCAGTTCATGTTTTAGAGTTTTATAAAGTAGGCTCCTGGGGGACATTCCCCGGATTTCAGTGCTAAGTTGAGTTAATCTATTTTGCT